GTTTGTTCGGGTCCTTAATACCAATTCTGTTTCTACGGATTGACTTAGCAATCTTTGAAACGGCTTCAGATTGTCCAATAACTTTATCAGATAGGTTTGCCTCCATCTCAGATAATAGTTTGGTCTCGTCAGCATTTAATTTGGTTACCGGAATTTTGGTCATGTTAGACACAACCTCATAAACTAAATCTAATGTGATTTCTTTTTTGTGAGTAAGAAGTTCTTCTTCAAACTTTTTCTTTTCAGTCTCAAGTTTGGTTAAGATACGTTTTTCTTTATCACGTAAGTTCGCAGCTTCTTCATATCGTTGTTGTTTTACAACATCAATCTTTTCTTGTTTGATATCAGACGCTTGTTGTTTCAATTTCTCAATTGAATCCGGCATCTTAATATCAACTTGACTTCTTGCTCCCACTTCATCAATGATATCAAAACCTTTATCCGGGAATTCTCTGTCAGTGATATAACGGTCAGCCAAATCAACACATACAGACAATACTTCATCCGTATAAGTTACCTTATGGAAGTTCTCGTATTTGTCTTTTACGTTTTTAAGGATTTCCAAAGTTTCTTCTTTGGTTGCTGAATCCACAACAACTTTTTGAAAACGTCTTTCTAACGCTCCGTCTTTCTCAAAGTTTTTTCGATATTCGTCTAAGGTTGTTGCTCCAACACATTGAATCTCACCACGAGCAAGTGCTGGTTTAAAGATGTTAGACGCATCCATTGAACCTGATGAATTTCCTGCACCAACTATTGTGTGGATTTCGTCAATGAATACGATAATGTTAGGTTCGTTTTGAAGTTCTTCAATGATAACTTTCATTCTTTCCTCAAATTGTCCACGATATTTGGTTCCGGCAACAATTGATGTCATATCTAATGATACGATACGTTTGTCCATTAAGTTTCTTGGACATTCCCCATTATAAATCATAATGGCAAGACCTTCAACGATTGCTGTTTTACCACAACCAGGTTCACCAATAATGATTGGGTTATTTTTCTTTCTACGTGAAAGAATCTGAGCAATTCTAGTGATTTCCCTTTCTCTACCAATTACCGGGTCAAGTTTTCCTTGTTCGGCTAATTTAATAAGGTCTCTACTAAAATTGTCTAATACAGGTGTTGATGAATCAGTCTTAACTGATTTATTATTTCCACCGTTACTTCCACCATCCATAGGTTCTGTCATAATTTATTGTTTTAATTAAGTATAAGTATTAAATTCATTTTCTCAAATGATTCCACAAAAGTAATGTAAAATATTGAGTGTACAAAACAAATTTGAATTATATTTATAAACATGACACATAAAAAACATTGGATGAAGTATATTGATACATTAGGTGTTGATAATGAACTAATTGATACTTACTACAATTTACGTAAGGCATTCCAACGAGAGGGGTGGAGCGATGATGATTTAAAAAGTCCCCCATATTACCCAACCGATATTATGGGTAATTTCCAAAAATTTTCAAGGTCGAAAGATAGAATATTTTCTGAAATAAGAAGTTTTTTCGGTGATGTTGACCTTAATGAGTTTAATGATTATCTTATGGATAAACTAAAAATAATCGACTTAAAAACACCTTTAGGAAATGGCAGTAAAAAGAGAAATAATAAACGGGACTAAAATCATTAATGAGATTGAGTCAACAAACATCGTAAGAACTGAGTACGATACATCAACTAAAAAAATGATTGCGGAATTTAAAAATGGGACGAAATATGAATATGAAGATGTACCTCATAATGTTTATACCAAATTTAGATTAGCTGATTCTCAAGGGAAATACTTTACTACAGATATATCTAAAAAATTCAAATACAAAAAAGTTTAACAATTATACATTTTTAAGTATTTATTGATAATGAGTAACTTAAAAAGTATATTGTCTAGCTTTCATCTACAAGATGAGTTAAACCCTAAAATTTGGAAATCATCCGATGAGATGTCCCCAAAGGTTAGGGAACGTTTGTTGCAAATAGCTTACGAATTTATTGATTTCATTGGTGTTGATATGATTGTTGACGATGTTGTTATGACCGGGTCTTTATCTAATTATAATTGGTCACAGTATTCCGATGTTGATTTACATATTCTTGTAGACTTTAAACAATTTTCTGAAAAAGAATTACCTTTATATGAGGAATTGTTTCGATTAAAAAAAACATTATTTAACGATAAACATAATATTACAATTTTTGGTTATGATGTTGAATTATATGTTCAAAACACAACTGAACCTCACACTAGTAGTGGTGAGTACTCAGTGTTATTGAATGAATGGATAACCAAACCAAAAAAAGAAGATGTTGAAATTGATACAACATTAATCAAAAATAAGTCCCAAGAATGGATGAAAATGATTGACGATGTTATTACCGATGCGGAAGATGAATCTTCATTAGAAAGTTCAAATAATATTATTAATAAATTTAAAGATAAACTTAAAAAATATAGAACTAGAGGTCTTGAAGATGGGGGTGAGTATTCAAACGAAAATTTGGTATTTAAAACATTAAGAAGAAATGGTTATATACAAAAATTGTTTGACTTTCAAACAAACTACACCGACAAAACCCTTTCTTTAAAAGAAAGGTGTTTATTTAAAAAATAAAAATTATGGGAAAAAAAATTATTAGACTAACTGAGTCTGAATTTTATAAAATTGTTAAAAGAGTTATGAGTGAACAAAATAGTTCTGATGATAACTCTTATTATAGTATTGGAGCGACTGGAATTAATATTAAAATAATCGATGGGGAATTATATGAAGTATCTGTAGATGAAGATGGGGAAGTTAAACCGACTCAACCATTAAATGGTAATTTATACGATTTTAAATATAATGTTAAAACTCAAGAAGTTGTAGATGAAAATTTTAGAACTAATATTGAACTTACCACAGAAAATTGGCAAGGAATTGTAAATTCTAATGCGGCACCTATTCAAACTAAAAATCTTGATTTTGCGTTTATAGCTGTAGTACCTCAAGATGCCCCTTCTAAAAAATCACCTATTGGTGTTCCAATAGTTTATGGTGCGAGTATTCAAGAATTTCCGGGGGATTATTTTAAAAATAACTCTAGATATCAAGAATCAAAAGATGGTATAATCTCAGCTAAAACATATTATAGAAGTCGAGGAAAAGCATATCTTATAAATTTCTATCCTGGTCAATACAATACATCATTTAATTCAAATAAACCGGAAGAAGTACCGGTAGACAAACCATTTGAATTAAACATAACAAGCCCTTTTAATTTTGATAGTGTTGAACTAACAAATGAGGCTCAAAAAGAATTTAATGATTTTGTACAATCTATTAAATCAAATTATTCTAATGTTCAAGGAGATGTTGAGGTAATTTGTTCATCATCTATAGATGGAAACCCTGAAGGTAAAGTTGCATCAGGTCAAAAAAGAAAAGATTATGATATGGATTTATCTAAAAAAAGAGCTCAGAAAATTGCAACAACTCTTAAATCTAGTTTACCAGGAATTAAGTTAAATTTTATTCCTAAAGGTATTGGTGAAACAGACCAATTCGCACCCGGTAAAAAATTCCCGGAGGTAACAAATCAAAATGAAACCGCACCTAATCGAAGATTAATAATTAAACTTCCAACAATAATGAAATAAAAAAAAGGGTCTTTAACGAGACCCCTTTTTTTTTAAAATATTTTGATGTTAATTATTTTTTCACCATTATCATTATCAAAACAGAAAATCATAACATATTTGTTTAATTTTGGTTTTAGACTTTGACGAAAATATTCTTTCATTGAAATAGTGTTAGTCTTCTTATCTAATTTATACACATAACATTCGTATGAGTAATTAGTGTGTAAATCTTTATTTAAGTTAAATTGTTTAAAGAATTGTACCGTATCTAATTTGGTAATATTTAAATCAAACTTGGTAATTAATTGTTTAACCGATACAGAATCTTTTTTCCATAAATCAGTTAATTCATAAAAACTACCCGCCCTTTTTATTTGGGAGAAGGATAAATTTGAGATAAAAATAAAAAGGATGATGGTGATTAGTTTTTTCATATCAGTAAATGTTTTAATGTTTGATACAAAAATAACATTTTTTTTTTAATTCCCAACTATTTATAGATAAATAATTTAAAAAAGTTTTTACTAAACCATAAAAATATACCAGAATCTTAACATTCTTAATTCTGAATATATTTATAAATAAAATAATTTTATAAAAAATTAACAAATGGGAAATAATTTAAGACCGATTGGTAGCGAAAAATTACAAGGTATGGAGAAGATTCAACGTATCATGGAAATCGCAAAATATAATGAAAACAAACCTACACCGATAAATGAGAGTACTTCAGTTGATTATACTAAAACATTAGCTGATGGTAGAAATTATCAAATTATCAAAGAAAAAAATGGTTATGTTATTAAAAGAAGTTTAACAGAATCTGCTGGTGAAGTAGATTATTTAGAGCCAATGAAAAATAGAAAATATTATTCTTCTTATTCTCAAGCTTTTAAAAGACTTAATTTAATCGCAAAAGAAGTTAATGTTAACGAAGGTCAAGAAACCAATGTTAATTTATTTTACGAAAACGACGCAACAAAATATATCTTAAAAATGAAAGGTGGGGAAACTGATGAACAATCTGCACCGGCTCCGGCACCTGCTCCTGCTCCGGCACCTGCTCCAGCTCCGGCACCTGCTCCGGCACCTGCTCCAGCTCCGGCACCTGAAGATGAATTTGATATTGATGACGAAGAAGAAATTGATTTAGGTGACGATGAAATGGAACCTGAAGATGATGAAATTGTTACTTTAAAAGTAATCCAAAAACTAACAGGTAAATTGGCTCAAAAATTAAGAGCCTTTGAAGATGCTCAAGAAGACGAACCAATGACATCTAAAGATGTTAAATACGTTATAAACTCAATCTTATCAGCGTTAGATTTAGAATCTTTAGATGAAGAAGATAAAGAGGAAATCATGAATAAATTTGAAGAAGATGAAGCTAATGAATTTGGTCAAGAAGATGATATGGATGGTGAAGATTTTACCGATGATACTGAAGTTGAAGATATCCAAGCAGATATGGATGTAGAACCTGAAATGGCTGAAGGGTTTATGGATAATGACTTTGAACTTGATTTTGAAGAAGATGAATTACCTTCTCACCCAAGACATAGAAGATTAAATCCTCACACAATGAAAGACGACCACGCAAATCATTTAGAAGATATGTTTGAAGGTATGTTTACAGAATCAAAAGTTGATGAAGTATTAAGAGGTTATTTTAAAATTGACCAAAAAGAAAAACAATTATTAGAAAATAAAACACAAAAAACTAATTTGATTAAAGAAGAAAGAAAAAATAAAATTTCTAAAATCAAACAAATTTCTGAAAGTATTTCTCAAGAAGTCGCTTCTACTAAATTAGTAATAAAATATCCAAACGCAAAATTAGTTGGTAAAACAAATAAAAATAATTTGGTATTTGAAATGAATAATAAACAACTTAGAGTAAACACTAAAGGTGAAGTACTATGAGTTATTTAATATATGTTAATGAATTAGGTCCAAACTATAAAGGAGATAACATATATGAATTTATTTTCTCAGATAGTTCGGAAAACATTTGGGGGGAAAACTGGGACTCAAAACCGTCCAATAGATATCCTCTCCCACCTGATTTAGAACACATAAAAAAAGTAGGAGTTTTGAAGAATGATATGGTAACCATGTCAGTAATTCAAAACTCTGATTATTTTTCAATGATTGATTCTATGGATGGTATAATAGCCTTAGGGTATGAAAATGAAAGTGATGATGTTGATTTTGATAGACAAACTAGACTAGTTTTCTCGTTTGGAGAAACAGAAGAATCAGTAAAAAATAAATTATATGAACGAGATATCGTTTTAGAATTTGAAAAAAAAGTTGTATATGAACACTAATCAAAAAAAATTAAAACTTATTAAAGAAGGATTTAAAGCCTCAACACTACAATATTTATCAGAAAAACAAGTTAATTCATTGTTTACTCGTTTATTGGAAAGTAAGAAAGAACCTAAAGAAGTTCAAACAGTTACATCAACTAAAGTTATTGCGACACCGGATGAAATTAAAAAAGGTGTATCTACTCAAGGAAAGACGATGGCTAAAATGTTACCTGATGGTAAAGTAGAATTTACTGAAGATAGTAATGTAGATAATAATGATATTGATAAAGGTGAGGTAAGTCAATCTCCTGTACAGGTTCAAGGACCTGATGGTATGGATGATGATTCTGACAGTCAACTTCAAGAAAAATTTGAATCTAAAAGTCAACAAAAATATTTTTTTGCAAGATGTAACGATAAATCTCAATCTAAAAAAGTTAGAGATAAATGGTGTAGAATGGCTGATGAATTTGCCCAAAACACTAAATTTAACAAATTACCTGAAAAGAAAAAAGAAACAAAAGAAGATTTTAACTTTAAAGATTATGATAAGAAATTAGAGGCAGCTGTCTCCGGAGGATTTAAAAAAAATTTGACAAAAATATCTCCAAGTGTTACTATTGGTGAAAACAAAATAGAAAAACACATCATGAGATTAGTTGAAAAACATATAACACCTAAAATGTCTAAACAAGATTTTTTAAAATTAATTGAAGGAGATACTAAAACTGCTCCCGCAAAACCAAAAGTTAGTCCTGGTGTTAAACCAAAACACCCATTTCAACCGGACCCTAATAAAAAAGGAGCTCCTAAAGCAAAAAAACATGAAATGGATGAGGACACTAAAACAGCACCAGCAAAACCAAAAGTTAGCCCTGGTGTTAAACCAAAACATCCTTTTGCTCCGGACCCTAGTAAACAAGGTGCTCCTAAGGCAATAAAAAAAGAATTACCAAGTTTTTTAAAATTTAATCAATTAGGGTTAAAAACAAAATAATTATGAGCGTAAATTTAGAAATGGAAAAAATATTAAAAATCAAAAGTGATTTAGATAGGAAATTGATTAATGAAGGATTGACTAATAGTCAACAAACTAGATTAACAAAAATTAATCGTCTTTTAAATGAGGCTCCTGTTGGTTATGAAGGACCTGAAAGAATGGAACCGGGTATTGAAAGACAAATTACTCAAAGAAAAACCCCATACGCCGAACACCCTGCATTACCACAAGATGGTGATAACGACTTTGTTGAATTAATTTCTTCTCAACGATTTAAAGACTCCGTTGATAAAGTAAGAAGGTTTTTAGGTGATACTACACCAATTCAAGGAAATAACCCTATGATGGGTTTAATGAGTTCTGTTATGCGTAGTTTACAACAAATTAAACAAGTTGAAGGTCAACATAAAGAATATCTTGAAAATTTAGCGGTTAATTTAGTTAAAAAAGAATTAGGTATTCCTGAAGGACAATTACAATTTGATGTTGAATTAGTTAGTGGTTCTATGGGAGCCTCTGAGGGAATGCAAAATAAAGCTGAAGAACCGGATGAAGAAGACGTAGAAGAAGCATTTAAAGAAAGTGAAGAACACCAAGAAGAAATAGAAGACTTTATGGATTCTATGGAAAAATTTAATTTAGAAAAAGCGAAAAGAAGAATGATTAATTCATTAGTTCAAGGAGCGGCATTTAAAGGTGGTCATATGTATACATTAGTTAGTGATGAAATAAATAGATTGAATCCTGAGCTACTAAATTTATATGGTGTAACACAATCATTAATGGAACACTTATATTGGTTATATCCTGATATGGAAGGAATGGCAGGTGGTGGTAGTGGTCAAATGGGACAATCTGAAGCAGACCCTGAAACTGACCCACCAACAATTAAAGCAAAAGCTTTTACCTTTCCATTATTAGTTCACGAAATTGTAAAAGGTATTTACTCATTATATGGTGACCAAGGCTTACCGAACGACCCTGTTCAAAGAAGTATGGTTGTTGGTGCTGAAGATACATTACCAGCTGAAATATGGGATTCAAGGTTAGGACCAATATTTTGGGAAAAATTTAGAAATGTTTGGCCTGACAAATTATATGAAGAGGACCAAAGACATCTTCAACAATATTTATTTATGAAATTGTCTCAATTAGAAGCAAAAGATTTTATAACATTAGCGAAAGCTATTATGGCAGATAAACCGGAAGCTAAAAAGATGATTGATAGAATGGTTAATGAGATTGTAGAAATCCTTAAAAAACATGAGTACGAATCAAAAATGTCTGATGAAGATAGTGATGATGATGACTATAATGATGATTTTGATGATTTAGACGATATTGACTTATCATCTCTTGGATTCTAATAACCAAGTTGACTTATGTCAAATTTAACTAAAGAACAAGTATTAATAGAATACGTAAAATGTAGTAGAGATGTTGAGTACGCACTCAAAACGTATTTAGAAACATACGATAATACAGTTAAAAAATATGTTCCATTGGAACTTTTTCCTGACCAATTATCCTTACTCCAAGATTACGAAGAATACAATGAAAACATTGCATTGAAGTATAGACAAGCCGGAGTATCAACAGTTACTGCGGCTTGGATGTCACGAAAACTTGTATTCGCAAGAAAAGAAACCCCTGAAAAAATTCTAATTATCGCCAATAAATTAGACACCTCATTAGAGATGGCTAATAAAATAAAAGCGTTTGTTGGTCAATGGCCTTCTTGGACAGGTGTTGACTTTGACAAAACAAAAAATTCTCAAAAACATTATAAATTAACAAATGGGTGTGAGGTTAAAGCCGTTGCGACATCTAAGGATGCCTTACGTGGATTTACACCAACCATACTTATATTTGATGAGGCAGCCTTTATTGAGGCTGATAGTGACTTTTGGGCTGCCTGTATGGCTTCTCTATCTACGGGTGGTAAAGTAATTGTTGTCTCCACACCTAATGGTTATGACGCGATTTATTATGAGATATATGACCAAGCATTACGTAATATGAATGATTTCAAAATTACAGAAATGTTTTGGTATCGTGACCCACGTTATACTAAAGATTTATATTTAGTTAAAACTGAGGATGTTATTCATTATTTATTAAATAAAGAAGATTACAAACCGGACGACATTATTGATTGGGCTAAAATACCATATGAGGATAGAAATTACAAAGAATTAAGAATTATTATGGATGCCGGTTTTAAACCTTGTTCTTCTTGGTTTGAGGCGATGGTTAAAAAATTAAAATACGATAAACGTAAAGTATCTCAGGAGTTAGAATGTAACTTTTTAGGTTCGGGTGATAACGTATTTGATTCTATTATGATGAATAAGATTCGTGAAAACATGATTTTAGAACCAATAAGTAAAAGAATGGGTAACGCTCTTTGGATTTGGAAAGACCCTATTGTTGGACATAAATATATCATGGGTGTTGACGTTTCTCGTGGAGATTCAGAAGATTTTAGTTCTTTTCAAATTGTTGATTTTGACACTATGGAACAAGTTGCTGAATATGTTGGAAAATTACCCCCCGATACGATGGCGGAAATTTGTCACAAATGGGCAACATTATATTCTTGTTTTGTCGTTATTGATATTACAGGTGGAATGGGAGTATCGACAGCGAGAAAGTTACAGGAAATGAATTTCAAAGATTTATACATTGATGGTGTTGATTCCGCGAACAAATGGAAGTACGACCCAAAAGCTGCTGAAAAAATACCTGGTATTAACTTTAACAATAAGAGGGTACAAATTATAGCGTCTTATGAAGAAGTTATGAGACACGGGTTCAGGATATATAGTTCAAGACTATATAACGAAATGAATACATTTATCTATATGAATGGTCGACCTGACCATCAAAAGGGTCATCACGACGATTTAATTATGTCGATTGCTATGGCGACATATGTTGCAGAATCTTCATTCAGTAAATTAACAAAAGTGACTGAACATACCAAAGCGATGATTGATTCTTGGTCGATTAGTAATAATGATAATGTTAGAGAAGCCATATCGTTTAACCCTGTAATTCCTAACACCAATGAAAGAGTTGGTCAATTCAGTAATGGTAATATAAGTAAAGACGATTATCTAAAATACGGCTGGTTATTTGGGAATAGATAATATTTATCAAATAAACATAAATGGGTACCACCGATAGAAAGACCTCATCATTAAATAATAGTATAACCTTTGACGCAAATGCAGATTTGTACTCGAATGGTTTACTTAATACTGGTGTTGGTAAATCAGGTGGATTTGAGAATAGGAAAAAATCAGGTAATGCTATCGCTGGTTCGACAATGGTTGTTCCGGGACAAAACATTTTAAGTTATAGAGTTGAGTCAATTTTTAAACCTAGTGGTGGCGGACTTAATTTTGCGTCAGAATCTATTATCTATACCGCATTGAACAAAAGTACCACAAAAGGTGGTAGTTTTGAAAATAGAAAAAAATCTGGAAATATTTTTGCAGGTTCTAGAATGGTTGTACCGGGTCAAGACATTTTAAGTGTTAAAGTATTTGCACCGGAATTCAAAAAACCTAAAACAATTGATGTGTTTAGTGGAGCTCTTCCTCCAACACCTACTCCTGAACCAACACCGACACCAACACCGACACCACCACCAACAAGTACTCCAACGCCTACACCAACACCTACTATGACTCCGTCACCAATTGTTGAAATTTGTTACTTGGCAACTGAGGATTATATTAGAATTACTGCGGAAAATGATGACAATTTAATTGTTGAATGTCACCCATTCCCTATACCAACACCACCAGCAAATTATCCTATGCCAACCCCCACACCAACCATCCCATGATAATAATTGATTAATCTCAACTATTTATTAAAATAAAAAAATATTTAAATTTTTCATATGGAAAACAATCAAAATAATGATTTAACAGTTTGGCAAAGATTATCCAAAGCATTTGGACCGAACTCGTTATTGAACCAAGATTATCCCGTATATAAGTTAGATAAGAAGGAATTATTAAAAACCACATCTAAAGCCGAATACGAGAGAGAAAAATTACAGGCACAACAAACTTATTACTTAGCCAACCAATGGACTAAAATTGAGAGTAACTTATATACCCAAGCGGTATATTATGAACCAACTCGTTTAGCGTCATTTTATGATTATGAATCTATGGAGTACACTCCTGAAATTTCTGCGGCATTAGATATCTATGGTGAGGAATCAACAACTGTTGACCAAAATGGTTATATGTTACAAATTTATTCTGAATCAAAAAGAATAAAAAGTATCTTAACGGATTTATTTAACAATGTTTTAGATTTAAATACTAACTTACCTATGTGGACAAGAAACACTTGTAAATATGGGGATAATTTTGTGTATCTAAAATTGGATGCTGAAAAAGGTATTGTTGGATGTATGCAATTACCAAACATTGAAATTGAACGTTTGGAACGTGGTATGGCTGCGAAGGCGGCAAATGTTGATGAACCACTTGAAAATAGGGGTTTACGTTTCAAATGGAAAGTTAAAGACATGGAGTTTAATTCATGGGAGATAGCTCACTTTAGATTACTAGGTGATGATAGAAAACTTCCTTATGGTACTTCTATGTTAGAGAAAGCAAGACGTATATGGAAACAATTATTATTGTCTGAAGATGCGATGTTAATTTATAGAACATCAAGAGCACCTGAAAGACGTGTTTTTAAAGTTTATGTTGGTAACATGGATGATAAAGATGTTGAACCGTATGTACAACGTGTTGCTAATAAATTTAAAAGAAGTCAAGTTGTGGATTCTCAAACAGGTAATGTTGATATGAGATTCAATCAAATGGCTGTTGACCAAGATTACTTTATTCCTGTTCGTGACCCTGCGGCACCAAACCCAATTGATACATTACCGGGAGCACAAAACTTAGCTGAGATTGCGGATATTGAATACATCCAAAAGAAATTGTTAACCGCTCTTCGTGTACCTAAAGCATTCTTAGGTTTTGAAGAAGTTACTGGTGATGGTAAAAATCTATCATTAATGGATATTCGTTTCGCAAGAACAATTAATAGAATACAAAAATCGATGATTGCAGAATTAAACAAAATCGCAATTATTCATTTATTTTTATTAGGGTTTGAGGATGAATTATCAAACTTTACATTGGCATTAACTAACCCATCTTCACAAGCCGATTTATTAAAAATCGATATTTGGAAAGAGAAAATTTTATTGTATAAAGACGCAGTGGCTGCTATCGAAGGTATTGCTCCGGTATCGGTAACATGGGCTAAAAAACATGTGTTAGGATTCTCTGATGAAGAAATTAAATTAGATTTACAACAACAACGTATTGAAAAAGCCGTTGGTGCTGAGTTAACTAATACCGCAACAATTATCACTCATACAGGAGTATTTGATACTATTGATAAATTATACGCAAGTAAATCCGGAACAACCGCTGTTGGTGGAGCTGTTCCTGCACCACCACCTGCTGGTGGAGGAGGTGCCTTAGGTGGTCTTGAGTCTGAATTAGGTGGAGCACCTGAACCGGGTGGAGCACCTGAACCGGGTGGAGCGCCTGAAGCTGGTGGTGAAGCAGAATTAACACCTGAATCAAAAACACGGGAGAATATGAACATTTTATTGGAAAGCCGTAGTTTAACTGAAGATGATTCGTATATTGATTTATCTCGAGCAAGAAATTCTTTAGGTGATATCGAGAAAGAATTGGATAAAATCTTAAATGATTGATATTTATAATTAAAAAGAAAATGACAAAGTTTGGAATATTAAAATCGAAGATAGAAAACGTATTACTTGAATCGTATAAAAACGATACATTTAAAGACGAATTAAAAACATTTAAAAAACTTGTATTAGAAAATAAAAATGTTAGTAAAATTTTCTACATGTATGATGAATTAAACACTAGAAAAGGTTTGAATGATTCATATTCAAGAGAATACATCCATGAATGTATTACTCTATATGAAAATGCTGTTAATAAAATTTTACCGGCAGATTTAAAAAAATTAAATACATGGGTTAAAAATACGAAATCAAATAATTCATATGAAAACATTGACAACCTATTTTCAACAGATGTTTTAACTATTGAATCAAGACTTAAAAGTAAAAATTTAATTTTAGAAAATTTAAAAAAAATACCGGTTATACAAACTAAAGGTATTGAACTTCCATTATCAACTATGGTTAGTGTTGCAAACAAAACCATTAAAAATTATATTGATGGTTTAAGTGAGTCTGATAAAAAAGAAATTGTTAAATTGTTGTCTGAAGATGATAAAGAATTATCAATTAAATTTAACACTCTTAAAGAAAGTGTGGTTGATAAATTAAATGCAATGAAAGAGTCATCTGAAGATAATTCAGTGAAAGGTAGGATTGATGAAACACTTACAAAAGTGATATCTGAGAAATACGACAAGTTGACTTATTTTAAACTTAAAAGTTTAAAAGAAAATCTTTAATTATTATCCGAATAATATTTTAATTGAACGTGTTTAGCTTTTGCTAACACGTTTCTTTTTTTTACGGAAGGTTTAATAAATTCTTTTCTTTTATTAAGTTCAGAGCTTTGACGTGTCTTAATAACTTTACTTTTATAGAGTTTTAACGCTTTCTCTATTGATGTATTTTTATCTAATTTAATTATTAACATATTATACATATATTCCAAATTAACAAAAAATTTGACCTAACACCTATTTTTACCTATCTTTTTTAAAAATAAAAGGAAAAATATGAAAATTAATGAAAAAGGGGAAAACCTCTCAACTAAACGGTTTTAAAACTGCAAAAGTTGTTTATGGAACAGTTGATTCTGTCAACTTAAAATCACTTTACTTAAATATACAAACATGGGTCGAACCATTCTATGATTGTGATAATTGGAATCGAACAGTTTTAAACCTAAGTAGGGGAGTAAAACACTCAGTTTATGACTCTTTAAATAATAAAATTTTTGATACAAAATTTATCGTTGATTTAGATTTAAGGTCAAGCGGTTTAAATTTGGGGAAAAAATCATTTATGAATATTGAAATTAACTTTTTTATTATTGAGGAAAACTTCGATTTTAAATCAAAACAAATTAAAGATTCATTAATTAAAATAACAAATCAAATCTTTAATGATAACTTTTATAAAAATAATTATTTTAACTTTTATCTAACTAAAAAAATCAAATCCGTTGAATATCCGTCACAAACCGAAAATGTTTAATATTTATTATTAAAACATTTAAAATGAGTTTAAAAATATTACAACCGAATGAATCAGGAAAAGGTATATTAGTTGAATACGATGCGGGTTATATTAACCCAAAGGATAATCGTAACGAAACTTTAATTAGAGAATCTAGCGAGATGTTGGACCACTCAAAACCATTTGAATTTTATGCCGTATTACAAAAATATGACACCCCAAATAGAAATGGTAGATTATACCCTGAACGTATATTAAAAAGAGAATCTGAGAATTATAAAAAAATGATTAAAAAGGGTACTGCTCTATCAGAGTTAAATCACCCGGAATCATCACTAATTGATTTAGATAGAGTTTCTCATGCAATCACTGAAGTATGGTGGGAAGGTAACGTCTTAATGGGAAAGATTAAATTATTGACATCACCGGGTTACCATGAAAGAGGTATCTGTTCAACTAAAGGAGATTTAGCTGCAAATTACTTAAGACAAGGAGTTACTTTAGGTATATCATCAAGGGGTGTTGGGTCACTTAAAAAAATTGGTGACCAAAACGAAGTACAAGATGATTTTGAATTAATTTGTTTTGACTTAGTGTCTTCACCTTCAACACCGGGAGCATACCTATTTTTAAATAAAGAGGATAAAAGTTTGTATGATGAAAACTTAGATGAAGAGAAAAGAATGAGTGTTGAAAGACATGTTGGTAATTCAGGTAATAAATCACTTGACTTAATGAAAAAATTAAACGATTATTTAGGTCATTAAACTAAATAAAAAAAATTATGGACGAGAAGTATTTCATTGCAAAAATTACCTTAGACTCAGTTGATGAGGCATCAGGAAAGATTAAAAAATTAAGAGAAGAAAAATTAGTTAGTGGTTATAACCCAACTGATGTAGAAGCGAAAGTTACGAAAGTTTTTGAGCATTATACAATGGAATGGAGAATCACAGCAATTGTTGAAAGCAAAATTGATGAAGTGATAGAATAAGAATTTATATTCAATAATTAATAAAGGAGACAGAAATGTCTCCTTTTTTTATGCTTTTATTTTTTTGGTAATATTTATAGTTATAAAAAAACTCAACACCAAATTATTAAAAATAATGATTTTTTAATAATGGGAGATATTTATATATTAAAATAACTTAAACACAAATGGCAAAAGAAAAATCTTTAGTTGAAGAAGCTATCATCCAAATGAAAAATTTGGAAGAAGCGGTAGCTGAAAATGCAAAAGGAATACTTGCTTCGACAATGTCGCAAGAAATCAAAGAACTAGTAAAAGAATCTCTTACAGAACAAGAAGAAGAAGAGATTGACACTGAAGTTGACATGGATGACATGGATATGGATACAGACATGGATGACATGGATGTTGATGTAGATATGGAAGACGACATGGATACTGATAATGTAGATATGGATGATGACGAAGAAACCATAGACCTTACTGACGTAGATGACGATGAAGAAATCTTACGTGTATTTCAATTAATGGGACCTGAGGATAATATTGTAGTTACTAAAGATGATTCTGGTAACATCAGTTTAAAAGACAACGAGAACAATAAAGAATACATGATTGTTGGTGAGAGCGAAGATGAAGAAATGTTTGAACAATTTAACGACGAAGACGAAGACGAAGACGAATTCGAATTTGAAGACGAAGATGAAGACGATGATTCTGAAGGTATCGAAGATATCATATCTAGAGTATTTGATAATGACGACGAAGATTCAGAAATGGGTGAAGCGTTTGGAGGAAACAAACACGATTTTAAAAGACGTAATGGTCATAAAATTGGAGATGTTGATGGACACTTCAAAGATTTTGAATCAGAATTTGACGAAGAAGAAGATATGGACGATGAAGAAATCGTTTATGAAATTTCTTTTGATGACGAAGACGACACAGAGTTAGATGAACAAGATGATATGGACATGGATGATGATACAGTAGTAGAATCTAAAATGACTGTAAAACCTAAAGGAACCGGATTAGGGAATCCTAGTAAATTTAAATATGATACTAAACCTAATCAAAATGGTGGTTTCAAAACTGTAAAAAAATCTGCTAATGTAACTATGGGTACAGGAAAAGCAAAATTTGATTACAAAGATGGTGAAAATCTTGAAGGTAAAATGAAAACTGTTAAAAAAACAGAAACAAAAGAGCAAGTTGCTAACACAACTAAAAAAGCTGAAACAAAAGAGGCTTCTCGCACATTAGGTAATGGAAGTAATTTCAGAAAAGGTGGTTTGCCAAAACCAAGAGCACACTCATCTTTTAATACCGCAATTAAAGAGAATACTAATACAACTGAGTTAACAGTTCTTAGAGAAAAAAATGAAGAATACAGAAAAGCTCTTAACGTATTTAGAAATAAATTGAATGAGGTTGCAGTGTTTAATTCAAACTTAGCTTACGCTACTCGTTTGTTTACAGAACATTCAACATCAAAACAAGAAAAAATAAATATCTTAAGAAGATTTGACGGTGTTGAAAACATTAAAGAATCTAAAAACTTATACAAAGTCATTAAGGATGAACTTACAGGGACTTCTTCTCAACCTATGAATGAGTCATTAGAAAGAACAATTGCTAAAGCACCTTCAACAGGTTCAGCAATTAATCTAATTGAATCTAAAACATATGAGAATCCACAGTTCTTAAGAATGAAAGACTTAATGTCAAAATTAAAATAAAAATAAATAAAAATTAATAAAAACCAAAAAAAATGGGAGCATTATTAGAATCAGGTCTAGTTGGTAACATCGGGTTAAAACACCTTAAAGTTATTAAAGAAGACACAATCAACAAATGGGACAAATTAGGATTTCTTGAAGGTCTTAAAGGTCACTTAAGAGAAAACGTAGCTCAATTATATGAGAACCAAGCGTCTTTCTTAATAAACGAAGCAACTTCTGACGGGTCTTCAGGTTCATTTGAAACTGTTGTATTTCCTATCGTAAGAAGAGTATTCTCTAAATTATTAGCGAATGATATCGTTTCTGTACAAGCAATGAACTTACCAATCGGTAAATTATTCTATTTTGTACCAAAAATTCAAGGATACAAAGACGGTATTGACGGTCAGTATTCAGGTGAGCACTACGCACCAATCGGGTCTCCAGGAAATTATCCAGGTTCTCCAAGTGAAGGTTACACAGCAGGTTCAGGCTCAAACAACCCAGTATATGAAAAAAATCTTTATGATTTATTCTATGAAGGTAACGAACCAAGTTTAGACCCACCAGGATTATTTGATTATTCTAAAGGTCGTTGGTCAGCTATCACAGCAACAACAACTATCCAAAAATGGACAGGTGGAGTTTTAGTTGATGCAGTTATTTCAGGAACAACTGATGGAGCAGCAGTAATTGCTTCAGGTAACACAAGAAAAGTTATCATTAAAATGTGTGGTTTTGCTGACACAGGTGCAGGAAAATTAATCGGACCTGATGGTAACGAAATGGATACTGAATCATTCTTATCTGATTTAATTATCTATACAGGAGCTGGTTTAACAGTTGACGCTAGTTCACCATGTGCTGTATCTACAGGAGCTTTATTATTTAGAGTTGTAACTCAAATCTATGGTAGAGGTATTGTGAAATATGGTAACACAACTCAAACAACATTTGCATCTACTGGTAACGGTGGTTCATTCAAAAATGTATGTGACGTTGATGGTTGTATTTGGTTAGAAGTTGATTTATCTTGTCCAGTATGTGCTGATTGTGATTCTTCATCGTTAGATGGTTACACAGGTACAACTATTTCTGAAGCATTAGCAACAACTTCATTTAAAGCTGTTTTCAGACGTTATGAAGAATTAGAATTTGAAGATAAAATCGGTGAGGTTTCTTTCGATTTAGATTCAGTTACTGTATCAGTTACAGAAAGAAAATTAAGAGCACAATGGTCTCCTGAGTTAGCTCAAGACGTTGCAGCTTTCCACAACATCGATGCTGAAGCTGAATTAACAGCTTTATTATCTGAGCAAGTTGCGGCAGAAATTGACCGTGAAATCTTAAGAGATTTACGTAAAGGTGCTGCATGGAACTTGAGATGGGATTACAATGGTTGGAGAAGAATTTCTCAAGTAACTTCTTACACTCAAAAAGATTGGAACCAAACATTAATTACAGCAATTAACCAATTGTCTGCACAAATCCACAAATCTACTTTAAGAGGTGGAGCAAACTGGATTGTTGTATCTTCTGAGGTTTCTGCTATCTTTGATGATTTAGAGTACTTCCACGTATCTAATGCTTCTCCTGAACAAGACCAATATAACATGGGTATTGAAAGAGTTGGAACATTAGCAGGACGTTACCAAGTTTACCGTGACCCTTACTTCCCAGCTAACCAAGTGTTAATTGGACACAAAGGAACATCATTGTTAGACACAGGATACATCTACGCTCCGTATGTACCATTACAATTAACACCAACAATGTACAACCCATTCAACTTTACACCGATTAAAGGTATAATGACTCGTTACGCGAAAAAAATGGTGAACAACAGATTTTACGGAAGAATTACTGTAGATGGTGTTAGAACATTCGATTTAAGAGAATTGAGATAATCAAAATCTTAAAATATTTAATAAAAAGGGACTATATGTCCCTTTTTTTTATGCACAAATATTAAGTTTAAATAAATAATAATGTATTTATATAAAAAGAAAAATATGAATAATTTATTTGAGATATCTAGTGAGGAAAGAAATAGAATAATGAATCTTCACGAAGGCGCGACAAAACGACAATATTTAAACCTGGAACAAGTTTCTACAAAACAATCGTTGATTAACACAGAATTCCCAATACAAAGTATTGGAGATAAATTTGGGTTTGGTCAGATTGATTCCCCAACCGTTAAAAACGATATTATCGCATTAAAACCTCAGATTGAAAAATTTATTAAAGACAATGGTGGTAAGACATTTATAGTTAATATAACATCTGGAGAATCAAATGTGACGAATCCTAAAGGATATGAGACAAAGGGAAGTTTGGCATTGGCAAGAGCAAATTCGGTTAAAAAATATTTTCAGGAGATATTTCCTGATTTAATCAAGAATGGTGTTTTAACTATCCAAGTTCCAACAGATGTTAATCAAGTTACATTAGGTAAAACTCCGTATGATAAGACTAAAGGTGATAATAAAAACCCTGAAAAAATTAAATTATACAAACAAGAACAGTTTGTTAATTTCGATATTAAAGGAACGGGGGAAGTTAAAGATAAAGATTCCAAAGATATTTGTAATTGGGTTGGTGTAAAAATTGAGGCGGGTCAAGGAGATGCAAGTCTTAATTATGTATTAACTAATGAAAAATTATATGGTAATGGTGTTGTAACTTTTGATACCGGAACCATTCCCGATAGATTAGTTGTTCTTAATAAGGGGGAAGAGGTGATTCAAGACACTGGTTATGTGACGACTAGACCACATAAATATGTTGATTTTAAATGGGTCCCATTATATGTTTATCAATTAACTCTTATAAATTCAAGAAATAATGTGTCAGTTAGTGGTGATAAACTTGTAAAAATAACGGCAAATAATTATCAAGAGTTATTGGAACAACTTTTAGTTGACCCATCCAAATCAAAAACATTTAAAAGAGGTGGAATTGAAGTAGAATATGCTTTAAAAGACCTTCAAAAACTTTGTAATAAAGGTGTTAAAGAATTTGTTATTTATACAATAGGAGAGGCACCTATTAAAATAAATTTCAATAGTTCATCAGGAGAATCAATTGTTAGAGTTTATTCACCAATTGGTACTGATACAATTAAAACCGGATATAGTGTTACCGCACTGTGTAATAAAACAATTTAATTTTTACTTAATATATCTCGTTTTGGTGGATTTTTTTCAGTTTTAATAATTTTTTTAACTAATTCACCATTTTTAACATAAACGATTGTTGTTGTTCTTAAGTTTGGGTAATCATTAACAATGACCGCACCTACTTTAACACGATAAACATTGGATAACGAATCTAACAAAACATTGATACCTTTATCAATGTTTTTTGGTTTTGGGTTATCTTGAGAGAATGAGGATAGACTTACAATAAGTAAAAGTGATAAGAATATTTTTTTCATAGTGTTTGTATTTTATTTTACAAATGTAAATATAAATTATTTATCCCACAACATTTTTTTCAATTTTATTTAATGTTCTTATTGATTTTGAAATAATTTCTGATTCCCCCAATGAAAACACGCCTGAGTGAAATGCAAAACTAACGGCTTGAGTTAGAATATAGATTGATTGTTCTTTATCCATTGTTGATAGTAGTACGTCTAAATGGTCTTCATTATATAATGGGATAGTATTAAATAATTTTCCGAATAGTTCTTGTTGTTGTTGTTCCATAATTAAAATTTTGTATATTTATAAGTATATGGATAAAAATAACAAAAAACAAATTAAAGAAGCTACAGGTACTGGTGGTTCGGGTTCATTTAGAGTTCCGATGAGTCCTGGTGTTAGGCTTTTCAATAAAGAGCAATTACAACCCTTTATTGTTCCAACATCAAAGTATGATAGTGCAGAATTAGCGTTTGATAGTTATGATGGTAAAATGAGTACACCAAAGAATAAAATTGCAAAAATAGAAAAAGAGTCTAGAAAAATTTCTAAATATGTGAAAAAACATCCTGAAGACAATGATGAAGAAGGCGGTGTGTTAAATCAAACACCCGGTGGGAAGAAAAAGATAGTCCCTATTGTAACGGAATGGTTTGAGATAACCAAAGATACGATTTTAGAAGATATCATCCCAAACGGTCTAAAAACTACCTCAAATTATGAAAGGGTTATTGATAAATTTAGAAAAGACATTCCTGAAGACAAATATAAAGCGTTTGATTTAATCGTTAGTAAAATAAAAGATTATGTTCAAGATAGGGGGTATACAATAAAAGTATTGAATGCCTGTAACACAGGATTTCAAGGAGTTCGAACAAGTAAGGCGATTATTATATGTTCACCTGAGTCATTCTCAAATTTTGCATCATTTGTATATGTTTTATTTCACGAATTGAAACATGAACAACAAATGTCGGAATTTAATTTGAAAGATTCTTACATGGGAGATATTGAAGACTTTGAGGAGTTTTACAAAATTTATTGGGATATGGAAATGGATGCTGATAAATATGGAAAAGAATGGGTTAAAAAAATTGGTAATGTTCTAAACTTACCTGAACAAGTTTATTTTTTAGATAAGATGATTGAAAATTACCCAACAATGTCCGGAATGATTAGACAAATGATGACACAATTACATAACCATGTTAAAATGTTAAAAAAACAAGGAATGACCTATACTGATATAAGTGATTTGGATATTGTTAGAAAACATTTAGATAAATTAGAAGATATGTTTTAAATAAAGAAACCCTTACTCTACAGTAGGGGTTTTTATTTTTTTGGAACTATCCACTCTATCTAAAATACTTTTTAAAGAATATTTGATTTGAGACTTCATTTCATTTTTAAGTTCTTGTCTAATACGTTCTACTTTAGTATCGTACATTTTAGTTAATTTTTCCCAATCTCTGTTAGACATTAAAATATTACTGTAGTAGTACTCGTGATTGATTACACTAATTTTTTTATCATCAAGAATAATAAATATTCCTAATTCGGAATGTTTAATATATCTTTGTGATGAAAGGGGGGCAATTAAAAATTTAGACCCCTCACTAGTTATTAACTTACGACATATTGATTTGCAGATATGTACATCGCCTAATAGTCCCGAGTCTTGATAATCAAATTGACTTCTTGATTTAACAATACGTCTTATCACCAATCTTTTAAAAAATTTAAATATTTTTTTCATTATGTACTTGATTTATTTATAGTACAAATGTAATTATATTTTTTGAGAATAAAAAATATTTTTATAAAAAAAAAGGAGAAATTTAATTTTCCCCTTTATTTTTTGATTTATCTAAATATTCATAAGCTTTGTCCCCATACATTTGGTAGAGTCGTTTAAAGAATTGTGCAGGATTTTTTCTTATGTACCTAATAACATCATTAGGTATATATGCACCATATTTGTCACCAAATAAAGATTTTGCTTGACGTTCTCTATCACTTGTGGGTCTTTCAACGTCAGTCGAGTAGTCCTGTTCTAAAACATTCATATTGTCTTCATTTTTAGTTTCATTCATCATGAAATCAAAAACTTGGTCAATATTTTCTTTTGCGGTTGATAAATGGTCTTGAGCCCAATCATGACCCCCATCTAAAACACCTTCAACGGTATTTTTATTTAATTCCAATAACAAACCTGTTTGTCTATGAATTTGTTCTAAATTACTGAAAAACATATATCTTTCATTATCTTGTTCAGACATGATTCGTTTAACTAATTCAGTAAGTTTTGATTCAGATAGTTTAATTACTTTTTTCATATGATTATGAGTTTAATCCATTTCCGCCAATTGTGACCGCATTTAATTGTACAATTGCTTTATTTTGTCCATTTGTATAAACAGGACGTGGTGGGTTAATTAATAAATTACCACCATTACAGTCATCTTCACAAATTAAACCATTATTACCACCTGTGTTTGCACTAAATGGTACAATACATTCGTCACAAGTATCAAATGGTCCATAACTTAACATTGAATTAGCGAATTGTGTTGTTGTTTCACCCGAAGTTAATGTTACACAATATCCTGTTGGTAACTGATAAACTTTACTAAAGTCAGTTCCATTTATTGGTAAAATAATAACTTGTATTGATTCTTCACCACAAGTTGTTGCCGTTACTATAATATTTAATTCTTCCATATTTTTTATTTATAAATATATTACAATTTCAAATACTTTGTATTTACTACTTGAAATTTAATTTGTCGTTTATATGTGTTTATTTCACCACTACTAATTACTTGTATGTCAATAAAATATTCGTTAGGTATTTTGTCTCTAGTGTCAAATATAAAATAGTATTCGTTAGGGGTTCTATTAATTTTTGTCCATCCTTGAACTTGTACTTCTGTCGTCCCTTCTTTAACATATATTCTATATGAAGCATCAACATTTAATAATAAATTTTGGGTGGTATATGCTTGTTTAATTATGACACCAACTTTACGTGTATCGGTATTCACAATTTCTTCATTTTGTTTTAAACCGTAAAAATCAAATCCATATAATAAAGGATTTGCAGACACCACACCCATTTGAATAGCATTTTTTAATGGTTGTAATGTGAAATCATTTAACACTTGAGGTAATGGGAAGTTATTGTAACTAATATTGTACCATCTATCAGAAAACATACACGGTGTTTTATATCCCATAAGAGGTGGTATAACAACTTCATAAACTCCTCGAGTTCTTTGACATGTTGTTAACCCTGATAGTCCCGGAATAACATCCCCCATCATATCTAATATATCCACTTTAGGTGGGTAATCTAAATTGATTGGGTTACCATTATCAAATAAGTATAAATACAATTTATTAACTCTACCTAACGTAAATTGATTTCTATCATCTTCAATTAAGTCATTATAATTTGTTTCAAGATATGGTTCATAGAATGTTTGAGTGTGTTGAGTGAAAAATTGCACTTCATAGTTATTTGTAAGACCTGTAAGATTTTCAACTTGAGGTTTATACGCTATTCCCCATCCTGACACATTTGGTATTGTCCCATTTAACATACCATTAATTTCATTTGTCATATCAAAAGCAATGTTTTCATTACCAAATTCAAAATGTTGAGTGTCAACTATAGTGATTCCGCTAAAAGGAACCGGTCCTAAATTTTTGTTATTATAAATTCCGGGTTGTTGCCAAACACCAATGGTTGTTGTTTGAAACCAATTTGATGGTCTATCAGAAAAGCTTCTATCTGATTCACTATATTTGTAAACTAAATCCGCAAAATCATAACCAACACCTTCATCCCAAAGTTGGGGTGTTGATGGGTCATTATTTAAATAAGGGATTCTAAATAAAATTAAATCAAATGACGTTGCTCTCATCCTCATTTGAGATGTTAGAGTATTTAACAATTCCACATCAAATGTTGAAGTGTTTGTCATTCTTAATGTATGTGTAATAGTATCTGTACATCCAGTGGTTATAGTACCATCAAAAATTTTCTCTTTTAATAATGTTAAGTCTATATCAAAAATGAAACGGCTATAATTGTTTGGGTATTGAGTTGTTGCCACATTACCATAGAATAGTTCCATAACAGGATTTCTACCTGTGTTGGTAAAACTATTTGAAATAAGTGTATTGTTCTTACTGAAATATGAATTAATAATTGACATATAAATGTTTTATATATAAATATCAATTAATTCTAATATTTTGATTTAATATTGTATTTTCTGCATCTGCGAGGATTGCGTTGATTTCTGAGGTTGTTTGCCCATTACCCGCGGCAACCGGAACAGGAGCCATTGTTGCAACCGGATGAACGTGTCCTGTAACAAATGAGAAAATTTTTCTAAGTAATCCCATTAATTCATCACCCCTCACAACAGGGTATGTTTTATTAAGAATACTATTCTCATCTCCAATAAATTTATCCTGAGGAATCCCATATAAAGTTTGACTTAAACTAATTTTTCCTTTTGGACCTGCAGAATCTTGAGATAAGAAATACATTCTTTGAGAACCCATAATACTATAACTAATATCTGCCGGAATAAATTCGGTAGGTATCACTACTTCTTCTTTTAAATCGGCTTGAGGACCAAGAATTGGTTTACCCGATTTGTTTTCCCAAACTAAAAACCATCCTTTAAATTTTTTACTAGCAGGGTTTAATGTTATTTTATCATAAAATCTTACATAATTAACATATTCCGCGACTTCAGTTATAAGGTCATTTGGTGAAAATTTATTTCCGGTGGTATAAGTTAATTTTGATGGTGTGATAACTAATGGGAATGTTACGTTAGGTGCAAAATTTTGAGGATTGTTTACAGTATAACCTGATATGTTTATAAATCCGCTAAACACTCCCTGTATGAAATTATTTATAATAGCGGACGCATCATCAAATGATTTCGCAGTAAATTTAATTTCTTCTAATGGAGAGCCATAATTTGTCCCAACAGATAAAGTTGTTATTGTATCAGATTTAAAGTTTTTTGAGTTTACTGCTACACTTGGAACTACATTATATAACCCTACAGAACCGTTAAATGCTCCCGGTATTGATAAGTTCTCTAAATTATCAATATTCCAAATAATCATTTTTTTCACAACTTTAACTTGTTCAATTAATCGAGTAATCCCCTCAGGGTCTTTAGTTGTCTTTTGTTGGGAAAAATTAGATAATTGAATGAAGGCTCTATTAACATTTCCTAATGGTAATTGGTCTTTCACCAATCTTTTAGTTTTACCCGCTCTAATTAATACTTCATTTTCCTTAACAATCACATCGGCAGTTCCTCTTCCTAATAACGCATTATCACCGGGTTCAGGAAACACTCCTTTACTCTCTTGATTTCTATAGGCACCTACTTGATTTTTAATTGAAATTCCCTGAGCAATTCTGTCACCTGATGCTAAGAATTTTTTTGCTCCTTGAAAATTTTCAAAAGGACTAATCATTGGTGATGAAAATGGTCCTTGAATATAAAATTGATTTGTGAATGGGAAATCTTTATTTGAGTATATTATATGAACATACTCATCTTTAAGAGGTA